TCGTGGCGGTTATGGCTGCGGTGGTGGTGGAGGCGGTGGAGGCACTACCGGTGGTCGTGGCGGTAATGGTGGTGATGGTTTAATTGTAATAATTAGTTGGTAAGCATATGTTATTTGGAAATCCACCCTCAGATTTTGGTTTTTTACCCTCCCAATTTAAAAGTGATGTGCAAATGTTTTTTGCTAACACTAATGCTACTACACAATGGCAACAATGGATCAAACCCAGCGGCGTAACCATGGTACATATGCTTTGCATCGGAGGAGGCTCTGGCGGAGGCGGTGGGCAATCCGCGGTAGCTAATAAAGGTGGAGGGGGCGGTGGTGCTGGTGCGAATATTACTTCTCTTATAATTCCTTCCATTTTTTTACCTAATACTTTAAAAATTTTTGTAGGAAGCGGAGGTGCTGGCGGTGCAGCTGGAAACAATGGTTCTGCTGGCCTTGCGTCTTATGTTTCGTTAGGAACTGGAGTTACAAATGGAATTACTATACCAAATGTACTTGTATATGCTAATGGATCTATACAGGGCGGTACCAGTGCTAACCCAGGCTTAGCGGGTGTCGGTACCGCAGGTACTACTGTAGCCCAATTAGGTCCAATTGGTAAACTCGGATTTTTTACAAACACCGGTACTGCCGGTACCGCTGGATATTCCAATGCCGGTGCTGCCGGCGGCATTGGCGGTAATAATACTACCCCAACTGCAGGTAATATAACAGCAGTATGGAACGTATCTCCGCTCGGAGGAGGTACCGGTGGTGGCGGCGGTACAAACAGTACACAAGGTAATGGTGGTAGTATAATATTGCAAGCAGCTGTTGATTTCGAAGGCGGTAGTTTTGCTACTACTATAGCAGGAGGTATTGGAGCAGCTGGTGGTGGAGCACCAGGTAATGCCGGATATAAATCTCTTAAACCCTTCTTAAACACCGGTGGTACCGGGGGTGGTTCATCAAGTGTTGGTATTGGAGGTGCAGGTGGACCTGGCGGATACGGTTCTGGAGGCGGAGGCGGAGGTGCTGGTACCACCGGTGGTCGTGGTGGTAATGGTGGTGATGGTATAGTAATCATTACAAGTTGGTAATACGGTTGGTTAACACTAAAAAGTTTCTTATATTATCTAGAAAAGGTTACGAACATGACAAGAAAATTAGACAAAGAACATGTAGATGCAATCCGAGATATTCAAAACCGGTTTGCACAAAATGCCGGATGGATTGGCACGGTTAACATTGAAATTAAAATGCTAGAACAACGCATAGCAGCAGAGCAACGACGTCTCGATGAACTATATCATCAACACGAACAATTGCAAGAACAAGAATCTGCGCTATTAACTACTCTGAAAGCTCGTTACGGAGAAGGCGAAATAAATATCGAACAAGGCATATTTACTCCAGCTGGTTAGGCCGCATAACAACATATATATTATAAAATAAATCATAGGAGTAATTTAATGGCAGAAAGAATAGTATCGGCCGGTGTATTTACACGAGAAGTAGACCAGTCGTTTTTACCACAAGCAATCGGACAGATTGGAGCTGCAATTGTCGGCCCAACAGTAAAAGGTCCTGCGCTTGTACCAACCCGAGTTTCATCGTTCTCAGAATTTCAACAAATATTTGGATCATATACTGATGATTCATATATCCCATTTGCGGCAGAAGAATATCTTAGAAACGGAAATGCATTAACAGTAACACGTCTTTTATATGAAGATGGTTATTCACTAGCAAACGGAGCATTGGCAGTTATTGCTAAGTCCGGATCCGTGCAAGTAGTAACACATGTACTACATCCAACACAACCGGTATCAACTAATGGTGCTGGTAACAATGTGTTTGAATCATCAGTAATCAATAACTATCAATCCGGCAGTTTTGAAATCAAAGTGTCAGGATCATTCAGCACCACAGCAGTACCTGGTTATTCTGCATACTTGGCAGGTAATGGTGCTAGTGTGTCAGCTTCGATTGATGCATCAAAAAACAACTACATAACCAAAGTTTATGGCAACTCTCCAAAATCAGTAGATTATCCAGTATATGTTCAGTATGAAAATAAAACTGCAACGGCATTGTTTAATAATCTAGGGGATGTTACGGTTGAATTAGCAAAACTAAGCAATTTTGAGTTTTTATCAGATTATTCAACTGCAGCAACACCATGGATCACATCTCAAAAAATTGGTAGCACGGCGAAGAACCTGTTCAAGTTTCACACACTATCTCATGGAACATCTGTAAATCATGAAGTAAAAGTTGGAATACGTGATGTGAGAACCTCCACCGAAGTAGCAGATCCAAATGGGTATGGTGTATTTACTGTGGAAGTTCGCAGAGTGAACACGTCAAATATTCCAAACTCTCCGTATTCATCTCAAGACACAGATCAGGTACCTGATATCATAGAAACATATTTAAATGTGAATCTAGATCCAGAATCGCCAAATTACATTGCGCGCAGGATTGGTGATCGTTCACAAAGCATTACAGATGCTGGTAACATTGTGGTTTCTGGAGATTATCCGAACATATCAAAGTATATTCGTGTGCAGGTAACAGATGCTGTTGCAAATAAAACCAATGAGAAAACATTGATTCCATTTGGATTCCGTGCTCTTAATTCACCAATGCCAATGGCGTCTGGATCATTGAACTTATCAGCAGCAACATACAATACCACTCAGGTACAAACCACATACAATTCAAACAACTATTTTGGATTTGATTTTACCACAGTAAACAATCTGAACTATTTAGCACCAGTACCATCATCAGGATCGGTAACCGGAAGCAACACAGATTTCTATTTAGGTAATGTATCGCAAAATGCGGAAGCATCGTTCCCATCATCAACCACTGCATATTCCGGAAGCTTGGAAACTGCGTTAACTACTAGCACATCATATTTCACAACAAATGTAGCAGTAGCAACACGTAAATTCATAGTTCCAATGCAAGGCGGTTTTGATGGAGCTCGTCCAAATTTACCAAAATATTCCGGAACAAACATAGCTGCTAGCAACACATTCGGCTTTGATTGTAGCAACACAACCGCAACTGGTACAAAAGCATATAACAAAGCATTTAATTTGTTGAGTAACACAGATTACTATGATTTGAATATGCTCATCACTCCAGGAATCATAGACAGCCTGCATAGTTCAGTTACATCGTTGGCTAGAAACATGGTTACCAACCGACAGGATGTTTTCTATGTGATGGATTCAAATGCAATTAGTGATAGCATCCAAACGGTAATATCACAAGTTACTACTTTGGATAACAATTACACTGCAACATATTGGCCATGGGTTAGAATTGTGAATCCGGCTAAAAATGTTCCACTTTGGGTACCACCATCCGTAGTAGTACCAGGTGCATTGACATTCAACGACTCGGTTGCAGCTCCATGGTATGCACCTGCAGGTTTAAATCGAGGAGGTTTAACATCAGTATCTGAAACATATCAGACACTATCACAGGCTGATCGAAACACGTTGTATGAAGCTCGTATAAACCCTATTGCCACTTTCCCTAATGATGGAGTAGTTGTGTGGGGGCAAAAGACCTTGCAAGCTCGCCCAAGTGCATTAGACCGCGTAAATGTGCGCCGTTTGCTAATCGCAGTTAAGAAGTTTATTGCATCATCTACAAGATACCTGGTATTTGAGCAAAACACTATTCAAACTAGAGATCGATTCCTGGCGCTAGTTAATCCTTATTTGCAGCAAGTAAAAGCACAGCAAGGTTTATCGGCATTCCGTGTGGTAATGGATTCTACAAACAATACTTCAGACTTGATTGATCAGAATATATTGTATGGTCAGATATTCCTTCAGCCAACCCGTACGGCAGAATTTATTATTCTAGATTTCAATATTCAACCAACTGGTGCAGCATTCCCGGAATAGTAAATTATTTTTTTATTACAAGGCAGGACTTCGGTTCTGCCTTTTTTACGTTATAGATATTTATTAGAAAATAACAAGGATACAAAATGGCATTAGAAAATCAAGTTAATCTTCCAGATTTTGGTAACGATCCCGATTTCTGGGATAATGCATATTCGTGGGAACCGAAAAAACAACATCAGTTTGTGATGATTGCAAATGATATTCCTGCATATCTAATCAAAGCATCTGCAAAGCCATCCATGACAAACGGTGAGGTTGCATTAGATCATATCAATGTGCAGCGTTATGTAAAAGGAAAATCGGTTTGGAACACTATATCAGTAACACTATATGATGCAATCGTGCCATCAGGAGCACAAGCAGTAATGGATTGGGTTAGATTGCATCATGAATCAGCAACCGGTCGAGACGGATATTCATCATACTATAAAAAAGAAATAAAACTACGTCAATTATCTCCACTTGGTGAAATTATCGAAGAATGGATTCTGAATGGAGCATTCATTGTAGATTCAAACTTCGGTTCATTGGATTGGTCTTCAGAAGATGTGGTTACTATTGAAATGACACTTCGATATGATTGGGCATTGTTAAGCTACTAATCAAAACATCGGGATATTTGGGGGCTAATTGCCCCCATTTTTTGTGTACATACATATTTATAATAAAGTTATAACAAGGAATATATGACAAAAGTTACCGATCGATTAGACAATCAAAATCTTATTAATTTAGCTCGACAGCAGTTTGAAGAAGATAAGCGCAAAAAGCTCCCATCCGAACTAGTATCATTAACTAGTGGAGGAAAAATCTATCCGATAGATCACGTATTAAGATCTGGTCAAGTAGAAATGCGTTACATGACAGCATATGATGAAGATATATTAACTAATGCATCTTATATTAAGAATGGTGTAGTTTTTGATAAATTGTTAGAATCTATACTGTTAACGGATGTAAAAGTAAATGAAATTGCTGAAGCCGATCGATTTGGTCTTATTATACATGCACGTATATTGGCATATGGAGCCCAATATGCTGTAACTGTTGAAGATCCAAAAACAAATAACGTAATCTCCAGATCAATTAATTTAAGAACATTGACACCTAAACCATTCACATTGCAACCAAATGATAATGGTGAATTTGAATATCGAATAAACACTGATGCTACTATCTATTTTAGATATCCAAACAAAGAAGTAGAATCTCTCAAAGTTTCTGATTATTTAAAAACCATAATCACACAAGTAAATGATTCCAGAGATGAAGCAGTAATTGATGATTTTATTCGATATGGATTCTTATCACAGGATGCAAAGCCATTCCGTAAATTCGTATCAGAAAATGAACCTGGTTTAAATTTAAATGTGGAGATCGAAGGTGAAGATGGGAGCACCTTCACTTCTAGGTTTCCAATTGGACCAGAACTTTTTTGGTTTTAAACCCAAGGACCGCATCAAACTTCATGATAATATATTCAATATAATATGGCACGGCGCCGGTCGATGGAACTGGGATGACATATATCATATGCCTATATTTCTGCGTAGATATTGGACTAAACGCATCAACGCGTTGGTAACGCCAACAGAACCAGCGCCGAATATAACAAAGAAATCTGGAATACGAAGAAAACCCGGCAAGTAAATATTTATATAAAAGAATTTGTCGATGATATCCAATAAACATTTCATACAACGACTTAAACAGAAACCGCGACATGGTCGAGCGGATCTGGAATCTGTGTTACGTGGTATTATCGGAGCTGCTACTGGTGTCGGAGAAGTAGCAGGTGAAGCTGGTGAAGCAGTAAGTGAATTATCAAAAGCTTTATTAGGATTAAATGATTCAGCATCTAGTACAGTCCGCGGACTAGAAAAACAAGTTGCACTTAATCAACTCTTAATTAAACAGTATGTCGACGTTGCCAGTAAATCATTATATTTAGAAAAACGAAATAAAATATTAAATGATAGTTTTGGTATATCATCTGTAAAAGCAGCTGAATTAGCAAGTAGTTTACAGCGACAAGCAAAACAATTTGGAGCAACTGGCGAACAAATGATGACGTATGCAACTGGTATACGTAAACTAATTCCAACGATTAATCAAGTTAATTTAGAAAATAATAAACAATTTAAAGGATTATTACGAGTACAACAAATTTTAACTACTAACCTAGGATTATCCCAAGAACAAGCTAACGATTACACGGCATTTGCTGGCCAACGAGGAAAAGATGTTGAATCACAATTAGTATCGCAATATGCTTTATCTAAAGAAATAGAACGTAGTACTGGATTGCAAGGATCATTTAAAATGATCGCAGAAGGTATTGCTGAAACCACTGCAGATTTGCAATTACAATATGGTCGTATTCCTGGTAACTTAGAATTAGCAATATTAAAAGCTAAATCATTAGGGTTTAGCATGAAAGACTTAGCAGGGGCTGCTAATAATCTTTTAAACATCGAATCTAGTATCGGGGAAGAATTAGAATATCAATTATTAAGTGGTCGCCGATTAGTTGGAAATGATGAGGCTCGAGCCGATTTACAAGGAAAAAGTTTAACTAATGCATATCGTGAAGCAGCATTACAAGGGGATGCATCTAAACAAGCTGATGTATTAAACACTATATTAGAACAAGAAGGCAAGACATTAGAAACTAACTTGTTCGCGCGACAACAGATGTCTAAATTGTTAGGTATGGATGAAGCCGCACTTGCCCGGGCACTTCAAAAAAAATCTATATTACAAGAACTTGGTGGCAATGCCTTATTTGAATTATCAGGAGATGCTTTATTAGAAGC